TATCTGCCAGCAAAAGATATACCACTAGATCCTGATTCATTACCCCCTGGCGGTGCAGCTCATGACTTTGGTGAGAAGTACGTGATCGGGTGGTCGCGGCTCACGGACCGTAAAGCAACATTACCTGTAGAGAAAACAGCACAAGGGATTGAAGAAGCAGTAGACCCTGCCATGATTCGTACCCTCAAGCGTAATCAAACAAAATTAAAAAATCAATTAAAAGGTTTAGAAGCATCCGCATATGAAAAAATACGAAGAGCATTAGATGAGGATTTAACACCAACTGATGAAATGAATGCAAGAATGATTACAGAAAGTGTTGATTCAAGAATGTCATTTTTAGAAGAGATTGACACGCCACTTGCTAATCAAATACGTCAGTTTAGAAGTAAGATACAAGATGATTCTGTAAAGCTAAAAGGCATGGAAGCAACAACTAAAGGTCAAGAAGTTATTGTTACCTTTGCTGATGAGATACAATCAGATGTATTACAAAATGCAAAACGGTTTGAAGAAAAATTAAGAAAAGCTCTTGGTGATTTATTAGACGGAACACCTGCGGAAAGACGATCAGGAATTAGTCGCGCAAGGTATGATAGTGAATTACGTGATGTTAATCCTGAAGTAGCAGAATTTTACATACAGAATAAAACAGTCTTTAGACCGCTGTTTAAATCTGAAGTTGAGATGCAACAGTTTGTTAAAGAGTTTCAAGAAAACAAAAAAGTATTTGAAGATCTAGCGTCAGCAGGAACTAGACCAGATAAAGAGCTAGTAACAAAAGCTAATGAAGCTATGGCAAAAGAAAAGAAAATGCTAGAAGAATTACAGACAGCCATTAGTGAAAATGCAATGAAACAATTGTATCCAAACGTGCCGTTTAAAAATAGATCAGAGTGGGGTGAAGCATTAGTAAAAAGAGATTTAGCAAAAGCAGCAAATCTTTTATATCAACAAAAGATTCCTGATGCAGCGGAATGGTACGCTGTATCTCCAGCTAAATTTGTAAAAAATAGATATGGACAATCAGGTGGTACATCTACTCCTATTGACCAAAGAACTAAAAATATGAAAGGAATTGGCACAGAAGAATTTTATGGTGGACCAGACAGTGTTGATTCAAAAGGAAAACACTACACATCTGTATTAGAAAAAGCACTAAAACGTGCTGCAAAAGAAAATAACTCTGAGTTTAAGATTATTAAAGTAGATGGTGTGGGAGAGGTTTTTGCTGTAAAGATTACACCAGAAATGTTATTACCACATAAAACACATAGAAAAAAAGGAGGACTTGTGTATACTCCAGAATTAATTGATATATTTGAGGCAGCATAATGGCAATTGACAGACCTATTGGATTTACTCCTAACCCGCCACCATTTGCGGAAGAAACAGAACAAATGGCACAAAACGTTGTAGACATACAAGTAGCAGAAGCTAACCCTAATGTAGAAATGATGGATGATGGTTCAGCATTAATTGGTGAGCAGCCAGATATGCTAGCTAATACTTTTGACATGAACTTAGCAGAAGTTTTAGATGACAATCAACTTGGCGTTATTGCTAATGATCTACGTGAGTCTTTTGAAGAGGATAAATCATCAAGACAAGAGTGGGAAGAAACATACAAAAAAGGTTTAGATCTTCTTGGATTTAAATATCAAGAAAGAACACAACCTTTTACAGGTGCGAGTTCCGTGACACATCCAATGTTATCCGAGGCTATTACACAATTTCAAGCGCAAGCTTACAAAGAATTATTACCACCAGGCGGGCCTGTTAATACACAGATTCTTGGTCAAGTAACGACACAAAAAGAAGAACAAGCACAACGTGTAAAAGACTTTATGAACTATCAGATTACCTACGAGATGGAAGAGTATGATCCTGATTTAGATTCACTATTATTTTACTTACCATTATCTGGTTCAGCATTTAAAAAAGTTTACTACGATGAAGGTTTACAAAGACCTGTATCTAAATTTGTTCCTAGTGATGATTTGTATGTTCCTTATCAAACAACAGACTTTCCATCATGTGAAAGAGTTACACATGTTATTAGAAGATCTGAAAATGAAATAAGAAAATTACAGGTATCTGGTTTATACAGAGATGTAGATTTACAGGTATCAACAACAGAAACAGGGTTACAAGAAAAAGAAGATCGTATATCAGGTGTAAAGAAATCTTATCAAGAAAACTTGTATCAGTTATTAGAGATGCACGTTGACTTAAACATAGAAGGTGTAGACAGCGAAGATGGAATCAAAGTTCCTTATATTGTTACAATTGATGAAGGCTCAGGTCAGGTATTATCTATTTACAGAAACTACCAAGAGGGCGATCCAAATAAAAACAAGATTAGGTATTTTGTACACTATAAGTTTTTACCTGGGTTTAGCTTTTATGGCTTTGGTCTTATCCACATGCTCGGGGGTCTCTCCAGAACTGCCACGGCAGCACTTAGACAACTTCTTGATGCAGGTACACTGTCCAATCTCCCTGCGGGTTTCAAGGCTCGCGGATTGCGAGTTAAAGACGACGATACTCCCCTCCAACCAGGAGAGTTCAGGGATGTAGATGCACCAGGTGGAAGTTTGCGTGAAGGCTTATTACCTTTACCTTACAAAGAACCAAGTGGTACTCTATTTCAATTATTAGGTTTTTGTGTAGAAGCAGGAACTAGATTTGCAGCCATTGCTGATCAAAAGATTGGTGACAGCGTAGCAGCAAACGCACCTGTTGGAACAACTATGGCGTTAATGGAACGTGGTGCGAGAGTCATGAGTGCTATTCACAAAAGACTACACTACGCACAAAAAATAGAATTTAAACTATTAGCAAAAATATTTGCTGAGTCATTACCACCTTTTTATCCATATGAAGTTGGAACAAATGCAACACCAAGTTTAAAAGCAGAAGACTTTAGCCCAGAGATTGATATTGTTCCTGTATCTGATCCAAACATTTTTTCTATGTCTCAACGTGTTACGTTGGCACAAACACAATTACAACTAGCACAAGCAGATCCTGCTTCACATAATATGTATGAAGCATACAGAAGAATGTATCAAGCGTTAGGTGTCAAAGATATTGATGTTATCTTACCAGCACCTGCTGAACCACAGCCACTCGATCCTTCAGTAGAAAATGCAAATGCGTTACGTAACGCACCTTTGGTAGCATTTAGAAATCAAAATCAATTAGCTCACATAGATGCACACAGAGCATTTATGTCTTCGTATTTAGTAAAAAATAACCCACCTACTATGGCAATTTTACAAGGTCATATTGTCGAACACATAGGATTACAGGCTAGAGAAGAAGTTGAAGAGGAAATGGGTCCAGCAATAGAGCAACAAGCTGCTCAATTTGGCGGTCAACTACCTCCTGAACTGCAAGCAAAACTTCAAGAAGAGATTGAACAACAAGTTGCAGAGAAAATTGCACTGATGACTGAAGAAATGGTAGCAGAAGAGCAAGAAATATTAGCAGCAGAAGGTCAAGATCCACTGGTTGCACTAAAACAACAAGAAATTAACATAAAAGCAGAAGATTTAGAGCGAAAAGCAGCTATGGATGCTGGTCGATTAGGTATAGATCAACAAAGAATTCAACAAAATGCAAAATTAACTCGTGAAAAAATAGATTCTCAAGAAGATATTGCACAATTACGTGCTAATGTTAATTTGAAAAAAGCAAAAGACCCTAAAAAAATTGATGAACAAAGGAATATACGTTTTGATAATTAAAAATCAAACTGCAGAAGATAAACTAACTGGTTTTTTTGACATGCTAATGAATTTTGTGGAAAAATCTTCACAATCCTCTGAAGATAGGTTACTAATAGGAGGAGCAATGATGAGTATAGCTACTCTTATTTACCATGATGAGCTTGGTAAAGTAGAAGGTAATACTTTATTTGACAATAACGCTGTAGATTTTATTAAAGTGATAAAACCTACTATACATTAGGAGATAACATGGCATTAAACAATCCAAAACCAAAATTTATAAATGGTTCACTATATCCGAATGCAAAAATGACTGTTTCAAAAGACATGAATCCTTATGCAGGTCCTCATGTAAATAAAACATCAATTGCAGACGTTTACTCAGCTACTATGGAAGGACCAAAGGTCAATCAAAACTTAGGTGCTGGGCCAAAAGGACAAAGAAGTAAAGTACAAATTAAAAAAGTACCATTCAAAGGTTTATTTTAATCATAAAATAAGATAAATTCTTTTCTTTAATAAAGGAGGTTATATGAACCTATTAAAAGATCTATGGTCACACATCAAAGAGTGGAGTGACTGGCAAATGAAGGACTGGATTAAAGCTGCTATTGTAGCAATCATTGTTCTCTGGGTAATTAGCTGGATGACAGGTGGAGCAGCATAGTGCTTAATCTACTCGGTGGCTTACTTGGTGGTGGAAAAGGCGGAGCCTTAGCTACTATTTCAAAAGTTGTCGATGAACTTCATACGAGTGAAGAAGAGAAATTAGATAAAAAAATATTAATGCAACGCTTACAACAAAAGCTTGCAGAAAAACAATTAGAT